TTATAGCATGACCGATATGGGCGGCGTTGAAGTTGATTGTCCATTGTGCATGGGTAAAGGTGAAATTACAGGGCCTAAAGTTATTGTTAAAAGAAAGGTCGTTAAGCCTAAAACTATCAACAGCAAGGAGGTTTCTAATGGCGAAAAGAGGAAGGCCGACATTATATAATGAACAGATAGCCGACTTAATTTGCGAGAAAGTGTCTACTCATACTATGGGTCTTCATGGTATTTGTGCGATGTATGATGAACTTCCGCACCCAGATACGGTTAACTTATGGCGCTTGAAACACGAAATTTTTTCCGGTAAATACACACAAGCCAAGGCCGCTCAGGCTGAATTGTTGGCTGAGGAATGTCTCGATATATCAGATAATAAAAGCAACGACATAAAGTATGACAAGGACGGTAACGAGACATGCAACACAGAATTCATAGCGCGCTCAAGACTGCGTGTTGACACTAGAAAATGGTTTGCTTCAAAGCTTGCGCCAAAAATTTACGGCGACCAGAAAACACTTGATGACTTGACGCAAAAAAATGCCGAGGCTAGAGCGGAAATTATCGCTTTGCAAGCTAAATTACTTGAGCAGCATAAGAAAGAGTATTAATCATGAGCGACTTAATACGCCTAGCGGATGGCGTTAAATTCCTTGAACCTAACTCTGATTATTGGTTCACAGGCTGGAAATGTGCTTGCTGTGGTTTGAAAATGCATGGTTGCGTTGATAAGACTAAACATAGTTATGAAGACCTAGAAGACCATGCAGATAGCCTTGGCGCTCAAAGCATGATTTTTTCACATTGCGATGAGTGCAATGCATGCACATTATTTAACTTAGTTGGCTACTCGCGGGATTTTTAAAATGATGAAATGGATATCAGTGCATGAAAGAATGCCGGAGTCATCGCGTTCTTGTTTGGTGTGGGACGATGGCTGTGTTGTTGCGTTCTTTGATTTAGATGCGGGTACGTGTCATGTTGTGCATGAGGGTTATATTGATCCGACGCACTGGATGGAGCTACCCGGCGAGCCGACAGAATAAATGGAAATCGACAAAGAAAAGGAACTTCTAGCCGCGCAGTTAAAAGGCTCGCTCCTATACTTTACGCGTTTTTTCTTTCAGCACATCACAGGCCGCGAGTTTGTTATTAGCAATCCCGTTGGTCGCGAATCACACCATATTACTATTTGCCGCGAACTTACCAAAATATTTTATTTAGAAGTGCCGTCGCAACGACTCAACATAAACATCCAGCCCGGATCACACAAAAGCACATTATTAAGTATGTTTGTAGCATGGTGTTGGGCGCATTATCCTGATTGCAACTTCCTGTATATCTCTTATGCGCATGAACTGGCCGCAAAACAAACCTCCTTCATAAAACAAATTGTGCAATCACGAATGTATGGACACTTATTTGACGTTCACTTAAAAAAAGACAGTCGCGCAAAAGACCACTTCGAAACAATGGCGGGCGGCGCAGTTAAGGCGTTTGGCTCGGCGGGTGGTATTACAGGGCAAAATGCAGGATTGCCAAGCTTAGAAAGGTTTTCTGGGGCAGTGCTGCTTGATGACTGCTTAAAGCCCAAAGATGCGCACTCAGACACAATCAGAACCGGGGTTATCGAGAACTATCGCGAAACAATAGTGCCTCGCCCGCGGGGCATGAATGTGCCTATTTTATCTATTGCCCAGCGAGTTCATGAAGATGACCTATGTGCTTTCTTTACGTCTGGTAAAGACATAAGGGAATGGGATAGCATCATACTAAAGGCGATTGACGACGCGGGAAACGTACTGCACCCCGAAGTGACTAGCGAGGAATACTTGCTATCATTACAAGACAAATCGCCCTATCTTTTTTCGAGCCAATACCAGCAAAACCCTATTCCTGCCGGTGGTGCGCTTTTTAAGCCGGAGGGTTTTGTTATTCTTGCCGAGGAGCCCGGGATATTACGTACGTTCATCACGGCGGACACGGCGGAGACGGCAAAAAGTTACAACGATGCTTCAGTGTTTAGTTTTTGGGGGGTTTATGAAATTGAAACCATGGGGCGCAAGACCGGCGAAATCGGCCTGCATTGGCTTGATTGTGTGGAGTTGCGTATTGAGCCTAAATACTTAAAAGATGCGTTTTTAGATTTTTGGCAAGAATGCATGCGTCACCCCATCGCCCCCTCTATTGCTGCAATTGAAAAGAAGTCGACGGGCGTTACTTTGACTAGCGTTCTTGATGACATACGCACGATAACGATTCGTGGAATAGAAAGAAGTCGCGCGTCTGGCAGCAAGACAGACCGGTTCATACAGTTGCAACCCATTGTTGCTAGTAAATTGATTTCATTTACCGAAGGCGCGGCACATGTAAAAATGTGCATAGACCACATGCTAAAGATTACTGCGAACAATACGCACAAAAATGATGATATTTGTTTTGTGGCAGGCACAAAAATAGCCACTAAATTTGGATACAAAAACATTGAAGACGTAAAAGAAGGGGAGAAAGTAATAACTCCTTTTGGATACGGGTTAGTTACTTGCGCGACATCTACAGGAACAAGAGCAACCATAACAAGGAAAGGGCTTTGTGGCACTAAAAACCATCCGGTTTTTTCAGGAAATAAATTTTCTTCATTGGATACGCTTACTGATGACGATATAATAAGCTCATTTTCTTTTAGGGAATTGGCTGGATGGAAATACAAGAGACTATTGTGTTTAATGGAGTCCCCTATCGCCTCATGGGGGCGCGACGTTATTATCTCAGTCAGTCAAAGAGCAACAAAGGCAGAAAAGGGGCTAAAGGGCTTCATGTCGCGGTCTGGGAGTTTTATAGCGGGAAAACAGTTCCTAAAGGCTATGTTATTCATCATAAAGACCATGATTATTTTAATAACAGTTATGAGAATCTTGAGTGTATTTCACGCAGCCAACATATTAAAGACCATACAAAAGATAGGGCGCCGTGGGTTGGTAGTGAAGCGAACAAGGAGCATCTTAAAAAAATTAATGCCTTGGCCAAGCTTTGGCATAAGAGCGACGAAGGAAAGGAGTGGCATAGGATTAACATCCGAACAAGTCTTAATAAGCTCAGGCCGTTTAAATGTAAGATTTGCGGAACTCAGTTCAAAGCTAGAGGCACAAACGCCACCTATTGCAAAAAAGAATGCCAAAACATCGAATATGCAAGAAAAGCCAGAGAAAAACGAGCAAGAAAAAGAAGTATTCAATCTGACGATTGAAACGTATGGCGTTTATTATGCTAACGGCGTTTTGGTTTCAAATTGCGATACTTTATACGATGCTTGCAAGATTGCACTTATCGATAAAACTATTTACTCTATCAAAAAACAGGACACCAGCCGCGCGGACAAATTCAGCAGTCTGTCGCAATCATATAAACGTAAACTTGCAGCGGGAGCGGCACGAAATGGCTGAGATAGCAAAAAAGTATCGCGATAGACTGCCCGATTTAAAAGAAGCGGTCGAACAATCACAGCAATATTTTCAAGATAACGTCAATCGCTATCATGAATTTATGAAATTTGTTTTTAAAACATCAATGACTCAAGATGAAGAGGCAACGCTTCGCGACCTTGGTAAGCCTACAATCGAATTCAATATTCTTGAAGCATATATATCACGACTTCGAGGTGAGTTCTCAAAACAACAACCGTCATTAACTGTTCGAGCGGCTGACGGCGTTCCGGTTAGCATGCTGACTAAAGACTTTATTCAGACTATCGATGTTATTGAAGCTCATTTGCGAGCGATATTCTTTGACGCTTCAAACGACAAGCTTGAGTATAATGTTTACAGCGACCTATTGGCGGGTGGTTTTTCTGTTCTTGAAGTATATACAGACTACGTTAACGAGATGTCATTCGAACAAAACATTTACGTCGACCGTGTGTTTGATCCTACGTTAACAGGGTTTGACCCACTAGCCCGCGACTCACATAAAGGTGATGGAAATTATTGTTTCCAATTATTCCCTAAAACGCGTAAGCAGTTTGAAGAAGACTACGGGAAAGAAAAATCCGAGCAAATGAGCTTCACTAGAAACTTGTCGGGATTCGGTTGGTCTTACAAAAACGAGAAAGAAGAAATCGTACTTGTATGTGACTACTACGAAAAAGTTCGAAAGCGCGTCAAGATTATAAAACTAACGAATGGGCATACGGTAACCGAAAAAGAATACATCGCTTTTATTAGCAAGTGGGAAGAATCAGAAAAGATTGAACAACCCCCTTTGCCGGTTGGCGAGCCTCGGTGGACAACGATTGAAGAAATCGTGCGCTATCGTTTTTGTGAAAATGAATTGCTTGATTACGTACCAACAAACTATAAGCAATTGCCATTAGTTTTTGTTGACGGAAACTCTGTAAATCTCACAGAAAACGACGCATCGTACCAGATGACTAGACCCTATGTGTACCACGCTAAAGGAATTCAAAGGCTTAAAAACTTTGCAGGTCAATCGCTAGGTAATGAGATTGAAAACACCGTTCAACATAAATGGATTGTTGCAGTTGAATCAATCCCCGTGGAGTACACCGAGGCGTATACGAATGTTCAGAAAGCTGATGCGCTCATTTATAATCATTTTCTTGATACAAACAGCCCAGAGATTACACTTCCACCGCCTCGCGAGGTGCAGCGAACACCAATACCGCCGGAAATTACAAATACGTTCCGAATGTCGGACGAGATGACACAGACAATTTTGGGAACTTATGATAGCGCGCTAGGAAACCAGAGCAATCAAATGTCAGGTGTTGCCATCGCTAACGGTGCCATGCAATCAAACAACGCATCGATGCCTTATATTGTTGGTTACATCAAAGGATTGAATAGGGTCGCTCAAATTATTGTTGATTTAATTCCTAAGTTTTATCGCACGCCCCGCAGTCTTCCAATATTGTTGCCGACTGGTAAGCGCGATTATACTATCATCAACAAGAAAGGTTCGTTGTTCATGAATTACGACCCCAACAGCTTGCAGGTGAAGGTCGAGACCGGCGTTAACTTCGCAATGCAAAAAGAGATTGCGTTAAAAACAATCGAAGGATTAATGCAAAGCTCTACAGTGTTCGCCGACTTTATGAATACCAAAGGGCTTCCGATGCTGCTTGATAACATCGAAATCCGAGGCATTGAGGACTTGAAAGAACAAGCTGAAGAATACGCTAAAGAAGTCGCACAACAAAAACAACAAGCTATGCAAGCAGGACAACAACAGCAAGCTATGCAGTCACAAGCACAACAAATGCAAATGGCAGCGGCTAAACGAACCCTTGAGCAACCGACAGATATTCAAGTAAAAATGATGGAACTATCGGAGAGAGCACAAAAAGATTCAACAGATGGCGCGGTCAAGCAGCGCGACAGTGAAACAAAGTTTATTGATGTTATGAGCAAGATTCGAAATGAACAAGTTGATAACGAGCTTAAGGCCGCGCGCATCGATGCGGAAAACAGTCGAAGTCAGATTGATGCAATGATTAGTATTTCATCTCATTTAAATGATATGACAAGCAAGGAATAATTATGGCCGTCAAAAAGAAACCGATTAAAGCCACGCCAAAACCAGTTAAGGCGAAATCAAAACCAAAACCGAAGATTGGATATTAATTAAATACAAAATATTGTCACTATAGTTATAATTCTGTACTATAGTGACAATAGACGTTACGGAACGTAAATCCGGTATTACAACGCACTCATGCGGGAAAATGGGCGATACTCAACGAATTGAGGCATTTACCGTCACGCGGGTTAACAGTGAGGTTGCAAGATGGACGAGAATCAAGAGTTATCACAAAACGAATGGACACAAGAGCAACCGGCTGAAAAAATGTTAACTCAGTCGCAGGTAAATGCAATTGTGCAGCGGGAAAAACAGCAAGCGGCAACACGTGCTACGCAACAAGCTGAACTGCAATATCAGCAGCAAATGGAGCAGATGAACCGGCAGCAACAAGCGCCGCAACAACCGCCCCAGCAGCAGCAGAATATGCAGCAAGGTTCAATGCAGTCTAGAGATGAAAGTGCTGATGCTATGTATCAACAGGTACAAGAGCGTTTCAACAAAGAAATGCAGCAACGGCAGGTTGAGTCTGAGATAGCGCAAGTCGCGCAAAGTTATTTGCAAAAAATGGGTAGCGGCAAAGATAGCTACCAAGATTTTGACCAGATAACAGCTGATTTTGACCCGTCAGCGTTTCCCCAGCTAGTATATTTAGTAGCTGGAATGGATAACGCCGCTGAGGTTGTTTATGACTTAGCTAAGAATCCTTCGAAATTGATTACGCTTGATGCATTGGCATTGAAGTCACCCAGGCAAGCTACTGCTGAATTAAATAAATTATCTCAAAGCATTAGAGATAATCGACAAGCACAAGCTGACGCTGGCGGACAACAGGTTAATGCACCACTCGACCGGATGCAGCCTTCAAGAGTTAGTTCTGGCAGCGGCCCGATGAGTATTAACGACTTACGTTCTCAGCCTTGGTTGAGGGGGTGAGTTAATCGGTTTCTAGCCGCTGCTCGGTGATCACTTCGAGGAGCATAAAAATGGCTACAACTAATATTTTACAGACCGTCAAAACTTATAATGACTCAGGTCTTGCACTACTTTTAAACAGCTTTGCTATTCTGTCCAACGCTAATACAAAGTTTAAAAACTTTGACAAGATGGAAAAGAACTTAGGCGATACGGTTGAGTTCGATTTACCACCACGCTTTACTACTACTAACAGCCTAGTTGTTAGCTTTCAATCAGCTGAACAGCGCGTTCAGACTTTGACTGTTGATCAACAAGTTTCAACCGCTTATGAATTCTCAGCACAAGAGTTCATTTTTGACGTTAAAGACTACATGGACAAATTCGGTAAATCTGCTATCGCTGAAATTGGTACAAAGATTGAATCGAATACATTCAAACTAGCAGAAACACACACTTTTCGATTTTATGGCGACGGTGTTACTGATATCAGCTCGTATCTACAACTAGCCAATGCTTTAGCTTTCTTCCGAAACTTCGGTTCTGCTAAGAGCGACACAAAAGGCTTTTTGTCTGATTTAACTTTCCCTCGCATTGTTAACTCAGGCTTAAATCAATTCGTTCCTCAAAAAAATGAGCGCGAAATGATGAGCTGGGAAATTGGTAAATTCAGTAACACAGATTGGTTTCAATCTAACTTGCTAGCAACGCACACATCAGGCTCTGAAGGCGTTAATGGCTCTACTTTGACTGTCGTAAGCACAACTAAGAACGCTGCTGGCGGAATTACTTCTATCGTATTCAGCGGAACAAGCGGCGCGTCTAATGCTGATTCTGTTAAGCAATACGATAAATTTCAGTTCAGCGATGGCGTTTCAGGTCAAACAAATCTACGTTTCCGTACATTCATCGGTCACGAAGTTTCTCAGTCACCCGTGCAATTTGCAGCAACTGCCGACGCGGCCTCAACCGGTGCTTCTCAAGTTACAGTAACTATCACCCCGGCACTTCAATCAGCTGCTGGTAAAGACCAAAACATTAACGTTGATATTGTTGCGGGTATGCAAGCAACCGTATTACCTTCGCATCGTTGCGGTCTGATTATGGCTGGAAATCCCTTGTATCTGGCTATGCCTAAACTGCCAGAGGAAGTTCCGTTCCCAACAAGCACAAGTCAAGATCCTTCAAGTGGTTGTTCAATCCGTCAATATTACGGCTCTTTATTTGGACAAAACCAGCGCGGGATGGTCCATGATTCTATCTGGGGAAACACACTTGTCAGCGAGTATGCCATGATGGTAGCTCTTCCGCTCTAGGCTTGGGCTGTAGATGATTTGATTTTCTTTCTCTTCCCTCTTATAATATAGTGAACTATAAGGGGGAAAGATGTTAGAGTCAAAATGTACCAAGTGTAAAGTTGAGCCAAAGTATATAAGCAGCTCTTGGTGTAGTACCTGTATAAACACAAGAAAACGAAAACTTAGAGCAGAAAAGAAATTATTGGGATTGCCTGCTTACGGTGATAATCGCAAGAAAATATGCGGAAAATGTAAGGCTCAAAAGGAAGGTAACTATATGAATGACAGTTTGTGTCGGACATGTAGAAGCGA